AACGCCGTTAAGAGTGATTCTTCTAAGAAAAAGATTCATCCACAAGCTAGAAGGAAAGCAGCTTCTTTGTTAAAGAAGCAAGATATGTTGGTTTCTCAAGGGTTTGATGACCGTTCAAAGGATTTTGAAAAGAAATCGAAAAAGAAGGATGTTGACCGTAAAATTCGCAATCTTATGGATTTTTCAAATCTTGTCAACAATGATATTTCATTGGTTGAGCGAGAAGAGCTTTATTTAGAAGATTTAGATTATGTTTCTTATTATCGCGAGTTGCGTACGGAGGGTTATGAAGAAGTCATGGACTCTTTTACTAAAAAGAAAGATTCTCTCGTGAATTCTTTTGATGGCTTTATGGCCTATATTCGTAGTTTAATTCCATTTGATTTACCCGCTGATTGGGTTTCTTTTTTGTGTGAGTTTTTTGACAATGCTTTCCGGCCTTTTGAGAAGGTTTGGGAAAAGTTGAGAGAGATGGGAGAATCTTTTCTGGAACATATGGGCACAGATATTGTTGACTTGGTTAATTTTGCTTACTTGCTTAGTATGTGCCATAGTCATACTGATGTTCTGATGGTTTTGAATTCCAGATATAAATTTATAACTTCTTCCACATGTTCTGAGCTTTATGTGCATTTGCGTGAAGTAATTAGCAATTATTGGCGTCCTCCCATGGCTTTGGGATTGCGAAATAATAATTTAGTTTCTCAATCTGATGACATCACTGAGAAAGGTGGTATATCCAGACATTTACAGAGCGCTCGATGTTTTTTGGAGACCGTTTTTTCCAGTGAATTGGTTGGAGCTATTAAGTCTCTTCTTCTATCTGCACTTTCTTTGAAGTGGTTTGATAGGGATATTGGAGCTTATATTAGCAAATTCGTTGGTAGACCTGAGAAGATGAATGTGATGTCTATGATTTGTAATATATTGGAAGCTTTTGGCACCTTAGTTGGTTTCGGCGAAAGTCTTCAGCAAGGTATTCCCCTTACTGAGATTTTTCTTTCTGGTGATCCTACTACGTTGTTTTTGAAGCATAGTGAGGATTTATTGTGTTATTATTCAACGAATAGACTTTACGTAGGATTGCCCAAAGAAGGATTTATGTGTCGGAAAGAGTTTCGATTGAGAGCTGCAGAACTTGTAGAAGCTGGTAAAGTTATTTCCTCTCGTTTAAGTGGATTTGCAACTCAGCGTCGAGCTGTTTCTACTACATTGCGTTCTCTAGAGACTGCCTTAGCTGAGGTTATATCCTTGTTAAAATCTCAGAAGCGCCTTACTCCCATTGGAATTAAGATTATCGGACCACCTGGTATTGGCAAAAGTGAATTAATGAGGATTTTTCCCCGTATTTACTCTTTTGCTAAAGGTAGAGAATTTGATGAGTCTCATATCTATTCTAGGTGTAAATCCTCTGAGTATCATGAAGGCTTTTCAAACCAGCCTTTTTGGTTTTATTCTGAAGTGGGTTGTGAACACCCTGATATTGCACGGTCATCGATACCAGAATTGCTTACTGAATTGCAATCATTAATAGATTCTAATCCCTTTCCTTGTAATATGGCATTTGATGGAAAAGGGAAGATTTATACTGATCTTGAAATGGCTATTATTGATAGCAATAATATTACTTTGAATACTAGGGAATGTATGCACACTCCCTCAGCCATGGATCGTCGTTTCAT